CACGCTAGTGCCGTCGCCGCTTTTTCGTCGATGGTTCGCAACGAATTGTCGAGACCGATTATTACGAGAGAATAAAATAACTCCTATTCCGTATGGAATCGATTACTGGACTCTTTCTCAACGACAATCATGGACCAATACACCGATGTCTTCAGCATGCACCCAAGACCGCCATCTCTCGCAACTACGGAAATCAACCGTTCATTTTTCAAAGCGAAACGGCGGACCGTCATGGCAGTCGTCATCTCCGCGAATCTATATCAACTTCCAATTTAATTTGGATGGCAACGGCGGGTCTGAGAGATTATCAGCATATCAATCAATACCGAGAGATTTAATGTCAATACAAGAAGCCCCATGCAACCGTTATGATACATGGGGTGCGTATTCTCAGCATGTATTTGTCGCTAGTCCTCGTGGAAATGGACTCGATACAATCCGTACATGGGAGGCGCTTATGATGGGTTGTATCGTAATCGTGCGTCGATTATCTGATACTCTTGCCACGACAACCGTAATGGAAGAATTGTATGCCGACTTACCTGTCGTAATTATCGACCAGTGGTCGGACATCACGAGAGATTTACTTGACCGTATTCTCTCGGAATATACACAACGAACCTTCCGATATGATAAACTCACAATGCAATATTGGACCGAAATGATTGAGTCGGCGTTCGATACAGATGTTATTTAGTCGTTGTATTATGTATCTCCCGCAGTAAATTCTATGAAAAAAATAGAGATACAAGGAAAGCGTAACCAGGATAAAATGAAACAGATGGAAGAACCGGATGCGGTGATTGAGAGAAATATGCCGAAAAATCGACTGGTTCTTCCAGACAGTTTTTATGAAACAGACCAAACTCTCGGACTAGATGTATTAAAGGCGCATATTGCCAACATCTCTATCGGAACAATACTAGGCCAAGGCAAATCAACTGATATGGTGGGGTGCGTCGCAAATACAGACGTCGTTTTATCTTATATTCTTCGAGAGATTGATACGAAACGCAAAGCATATATATACCAAGATAAACATCATGAAATATATGATTCGCGGTACTCGATTACAACGGAGCGAATCGTTGAACTTCTTGTCTCATCTGAACTCTTGTGTTATTATTGTCGAGAGATTTGCCAAGTAACATATAAAGAATCGATGTGTAGGCGACAATGGACTCTTGACAGAATTGATAATAACTACGGCCATAATGATACGAATGTAGTTATTGCATGTTTGAATTGTAATCTGAAACGTGGAACGATGGATTCCGAGAGATTTCGTCGGGGAAAGCAATTCACTTTTCGTAAAATAGAATAATATTCTCTTTATAATATAATAATCATGGGTATGAAAAGTATAATAAAAAGACTGCGGAAAATTCGCAGTAATGGTAGAAAAACACAACACCGGCATAGTAGCTTACGATGGAGTTCAAAACAAAATAAAAGCCGCAAAAATATAATGATGGGAGGAACGCCCTCGAGTTCGTCGAGACGTTCTCCAAGCGACACCCGTCCATCTAATGGTTGGAATTGTAAATGTAACAAAGTATCTGATGAACATAACGCATTACCGGAACAAGAATCATTGTCATCAAATGTTGAACAACAACAATCACGACCACAAACTAAACCATCACCTGAATCAATCGGCAGAAAGGTCAGACGTTTTATGAGGAGGGATACAACTGGCTATACTGGTTTAGATGATATTATTAATTTTACGGCGGAAGGAGTAGAATTTAAAAGCGACCCAAGTACTATCAGTGGTGGGAACTTGACTAAATATGATATAATCACACATGTAAATAATTCTAGAATATCACCTGGTCTTGATGAGGGGGTGGCTAAGTCAAACTGGGAAGAACATACGTATGGACCGGTTGGTAAAGTTGTAACTCTCACCGTTAATATGCCCAACTTAGAAGGAGGATATCCGCTTAAGTATAGTACAAAAAAAGTCAAGATTACACTCATACCGAGACTGCCGTCTGGCGGCCGAAAAACGACATACCGGCGTAAAAAGGATGTCAGTAGTAGTAGAAGAAAAATGAATAGCGAGAGTCATAATAAAAAGAGGAAGGTTATGGTGGGTGGAAAGTTGGACGCTGTATTCTGGGAATATTGGAACAATTTAGACCTTGATGCTAAGATAAAATTTATTAAAACCCCAAACCAACCATTTACTGTGGCTGACTTGACCGAAATTAATAGTTATATTTCACATTACATGCCTCGCGAGAAGAGCCGAATTTTATCGGCAATCGGGGAACGGCTTCGAGAGATATATTATGCGCAGAATCCGGCTGTTGATGGCGGCATTCTTGCTGGAGCCCTTGATGCTGACAAAGTAGATGGACAACATCCTGTCGCTGCTGCTTTTGCTCCGCCGCTGCTTGCTGATTATAGACATTCTCAACCTATGAAAACTAGCAAATATAAAGATAAATCGGCGAATAAATCATCGGGAAAACCCGTATCCCAAAAACAAAATGTAATGTGTGAATGTACAAAAAATAGGCAGGCTCCAGAACGCAATATATATCAAATCGATTATCGTGATAAAGGAATACCCTTTTAATTATATACAATGGATGCGATTTTTGTATCGATAATATGAAGTGTAATAACATCCATACCTAATTACGAATACAACTTACTGTCCTCCACATTCCGAGTGACCTCCTTGATGAATTTATCTGCGTCAAGCAGCTCGTTAATGTTTTCCGCCCAGGTTCGTCGATAACGAAAGAGAAACCCGACAATACCCGCCATCGTAATCGTTTTCTTGTTGATGTGCTCGTAAAATTTGTCAAATTCACGGTCGATTTCCTCCGGGGTCATCTCCTCTTTCCGCATCATATCACGGAACAGGTGCTTCACATCCACTTTCTTTGGGTAGTTCATATGTATAATCATATCTGTCCGGCCCTGACGCAATAATGCGTGATCCAAACTCTCCGGATGATTCGTTGTAATAAATGAAATAAGCCCCTTACGGAAAAAGACGCCGTCCAAGAGATTCAGGAGATTGCTGAAGGTGAATGTGCTTTTATTTTCCTGTGTTCCGGTACGTTTCTCAAACAGACAGTCAATATCCTCAAACAGCAACACTGACTTTGGTGGAATATCACGGAAAGCAGCGAGGGCCGTATTATTATCCGTATCGTAGTTTATCGAGAAAATACACAAGTTATACCCGATTTCCTTACACATCGCTTTGATGATACTGGTTTTACCACTGCCAGGAATACCTGTGAGGAGATAGTTCTTCTTATACGGAATCCCGAATTCGTCATATTCCTTCTCCTTCTTCAAAAAATCGATAATATCCACACGCATTTTCTGTTTTAGTTTCTCGTCAAAATAAACGGTGTCTAGGGTGCGCGAGGGGATTTTGTTATAGCGCATCCATTCGCCATACTTTGACATGACATATACGTGGAGTTTGGAATCATCGACTTCGTTATTCTCCAGGAAGTTGTCACTTTCGCGGTAAAAATGGTGAAATACGACCGGTGAATCAGTGAGAATTTTTATATATTCAAACTTCGCCGCCGCACACTCGGTTCCAACGATTTTATCCTCCTGAAGGTATGTGATGAAAAACTTGGCGGATGTTTCGGGTTCGGTTTTTGTTGCAGGGACAGCGTACGTATATTTATAGGTGCCGTATCCAATCTGGACATAGCAAAAATCTTCCTTGTCGTATTTGTAGGGACGGCGTCGGAGTTTGAGAGGCATCGGGTTTGTGGCGTCGGCGGTGGTCTCGCCTCTCGGCAAAAAAACCAAGTTATTAATTGTATGATACATATAAAGCAACATCTGGTTAATAATAGTGCCTGTCTCGGTATAATATTCGTATTGTCCAGCAGGCATCTTTTTCAAGTCGATGAAGAGCTTACTAGATTCTTCGGCACCCGACTCGCTGTCGGCGTCGCTTGAAATGCCACTTTCAGAATAGCATGTTTTAAGCATCGAGTTTGCCTTTCTATACTGGTCGGCTTGCTCTGGTGAAATAGAATCAGCACGTTCGAGAGACATACTGGAATGAGTTACGTTATGGACTACTGATACATAATCACAATGAAATGTGTTTATATTATAACTGTGATGAATGAACCAGGCACAAAAGTGGTTTAAATACTTACCCAATATGTTTATTACACGAACATGTTGGCCTGCATCCAACAACCCAAAGACCCCCGACCAACATCATCCTTTTCACCAGTATCTAACGCTAGTGCTGCTGCAGCTGCCCCTGCCGCTTGTGTTCCGCATCTCGCGCACACCAACAGTCTATATAACACGCAAAACGACCTATTGCTTCATAAGGTCCTCCGGTTTTATAATGAAAACAGTGGCGAAAATATGGAGAAGATGCTCTCGGTAATCAACGGCACGACGAATATCTCCCTGCGAATTATGGATTGGTTTGTTACGAATTATTCAAAGAAGCATTATACTGTGTATGACCTCGAGGACAGTGGCACTCCTGCCAAGCGCTTCAAAGTGTATGTTGATTATAAATTAAAACTCAGGGCATATTCTAAAAAACGGTTCGACCCATTTTGTAGGTGGGAGAGAATCAACGTTCCTCACAAAAATGGCACTACATACATTCAAACCACACTCGGACAACTCAATTTCTTTAAATGGGCAATCGAAAATCAGGTGCTTCGTTATATCCACGAAAATTACTCGGTCATCGAATCAGATATGAATATTCGCAATAATACATCACGCAAGATGGCGAAATCACATCAAACATCATCGGCTACAGTGGATGGATGCGAAATAAAGACCAGCGGTTTGACATGTGACACCGTGGTGGCCGACAACGATACAAGTACCACTTCTAAAATTAAACATCGTAAAAAACGTGAGGAGTTATCGTCATCCGCTACAAAAGGCATCAAGAAAGAATTCGTGGATATTGTGATTACGTTTGATTAGAGAACCTCGTAAATTAGATAAAAACAAATAATATTGTAAATATAACTATATTATTTACGGCGCATTTATTCACATACCTAACTTACATACCTACATACCTACATACCTACATACCTACATACCTACATACCTATATTTATACAGAGATACATACATAATATATATGGGTAATCAAGTTTCGCTTATTCCCAAAGTGAGCTATGAAGACATCCAAATGGTTGTTTATCGAAATTCGAATGTTCAGCATTCCACACTGATAATTAATACACTTCCTCCATCTCTCCAACACTGTCTTATCAAAACTACAGTGGATATACGATTCGAAGAACGGGTGGTAAATTCATTTATTCAGAAACGTCCGGATATCATGATTATTGTTTATGGAAAGAATTCAAACGATATTACAATATTACATAAATACGAACAACTAGTGAAGCTCGGTTTTACGAATGTTCATATCTATACAGGAGGTATATTCGAATGGATGCTTCTTCATGAAATCTATGGAAAAGACCTTTTCAAAATAACGCGATATGAAATAGATATTCTACGTTATCGCCCAAAATCGGTATTACTGGCTGCGATGGGTGGTGGAGGCGCCGGCACTGCCGCGGGCGCAAGTGATTTTGGTGGTTATCTAGAAGATGCGAGGGGTATGGCGGATGTTGTAGGCGAACAAGACTCTGAAAGAGATATTCGTATAAATATTCCGCAAGAGAATAATACAAGTGAAAGTGGTAATATATTATCGACAGGTATCCGGTGGCTATTTGGGACATA